TCAAGGGCAGGCCGCCGTAAAACGGCGGTGCGATGCACCCTTGACAGCCCGCTCCCGGCTGTACGAAAAAACAGGCGGCGACGGGGGATATATACCACCAGAGCCATGATGCGGAGGGCAGGGCCCTCGGGACAAAATGTCTCGAAGTGGTTACTTGTCCTGCTCCATCTTTTTCGGAGCCTTCGCCAGTTCGGGCGGCTGTTTCTCTTTCCACTCGTCCAGCAAAGTCATGATCTGCTCCTTCATTTTGGCGGGAGTAGCCTCCTTGCCAAAATACTTTTCCAGTTCAGCGGTAGAAATAATCACGCCTCGATCCTCCTTTTTCTTTTCTGATAAGATGCCATCAATGACATCACCATTGAGTTTCCCGTCCTTGTCCAGCTCCCGGAGCTTTTTCGCCTGGGCCAGAGAGGGGGATGCCTGTTCTCCGTCAATGGAAACAGCGATCAGCCGCTGGTTTTTGGGGCGGATATAGGAAATCTCCACAGCGGGCATAAAGCCCATTTTTTTATCGTCCACCTTGTCCAGCAGTTCCGGCACAAGGGAGTTCAGCCGCAGATAACGCATGACCTTTTTATAGTTCATGTCGTGCGCCTCGCCCACGATCTCAACGGAGCGTTTTCCAATATCGCCCTCGGCCACATTTTTCAGCCGCCCGCCCTGGTGCTTGATGTCCTCCACTTCCAGTTCCAACAGGGCGGCCAGTTCGCTGGGGAGCGTCTGATCCCTCTGCTTGTTGCTGTCCTTCATGGCCTGTACCGCCTCGTGGTCAGTCATTTCCCGGACGATAAAGGGCATTTCCTCCAGCCCGGCCAGCTCACAACCATGATGGCGGCGATGGCCAGCCACGATCTCATAACCGTTTCCGTCTTTTTCCGGGCGGGCAAGGCCGGGAACCATTACGCCGTTTGCCTTGATGGACGCTACCGTTTCCTGCATTTTGGCATCGTCCCGCACCTTAAACGGGTGGGGGCGGAATGTGTGGAACGGATGCATTTCGGAAAGCTTCAGATAGACCAGCTTTCCTTCCTCCACAGGACGGGGCGGAGCGGCTGGCTCAGGCGGAGCCTGTTCCGGGGCCGGAGCCGCATTTTCGGGTGGGGCCTTTTCGGGTTCCGGGGCAGCTTTAACCTCCGCAGCCTTTTTCCCACTTCGGGACAATTTGTCTCGCTTAGTCGGCGTGGCCTCGCCGGGGGCCGCCTTATCCGCCTTGGGTGGGCGGCCCTTGCGGGGCTTCGCCGCCTCCTTGCCAGCAGGCTCCGCTTTTTCCTCTTTTGGGGGACGGCCCCGACGGGCCTTTTTAGGTTCATCATCCCCAGCGGTGGGAGGTTCCTCCTGCGTTTTCTCCTTCGGCTCTTTTGCCGCCTCCTCTTTTTCTACCTCGGCCCGGGCTGTCTGCCGCTTTTCATTCATCAGCTCATTGATTTTGTCAAAGGACACCACCACATCACCGGGCTCGGGCTGGGCAGGCCCCTCCTGCTGGGGTGTGGGAGCGGCAGTTTGTTCGGGAGCCGGAGCCTGGGGCTCGTCAACCGTAACAGGAGCGGGAGCCTCCGGGAGCTTCTCCTCACCGGGGCCTGTGTTCAATTTTTCATCTGCCATTCACTATCCTCCTTTTCGTGAAAGTTGCACAATTTTGCGGGTTAAATTTCTGTAATTATTTTTCCGCCTCCTTCCGGTCTATCCACGCAAAAAAGCCGCCCGATTTGAACGCCGGACGGCTTTTTGTGTAATGTGATAGATCAAATATTATTTTTTGTGGTTCGTAGGCTCCGAAAAGCCTTGTATTTACAGCGTTCCTAATAGGAAACAATCATATGATAGTGGGCAGGCATTTCAGCTTGACTCAAACTATGTGTCGCTTCGCCGCCAGTTGCCCCAGCGGAGTATGTATCACCAGCCGCAAGCAGGAACACGTCTTTGATTTGCTCCCATGTCCCGAAGCCAAACAGTGTGCCGGGATTTGTGGCCGCTGCCGACATATAGATAGCGCCGACCGGGTAAACATCTTCAAGCGATATTGCTGGCATAGTACCCACTATCTCATCACCTGCTGCGTTATGTGCAGTATACCCTGCCTTGAGCGCCGCCGGCTCTACCGTGTCCGCCGTCAGGTCAAGCTTAACTTCATCATCTATAATGACCTTGCTTACTCCCATGTCAGCCTCCTATCGTGAGTGTTATTCCTCCTGCCGCATTGGCAGCTTCCGAGACTGGTATTGCCGCGACCGTCACCGAGGACAGGCAGTTGTAGCCTCTGTCGGGCAGATCCTCCTGACTTGCAAAGCTCGGAGTGACAGACTTTGCCTGCGGCTTCATTCCATCGGAGCCGGACATAGTGCCTGCCACGCCGAGCACTGTTATGCCCTCGCGGATGTTTTCGGGGATAAGCTTTGCTTTCTCCGCAGCCGCTATCTGCGCCTTGCCGCTTCCGTCGTGAAAGCCCATGGGGATGGGCGGTGTGCCGTCCTTGGTAGCTATCTCAAGTGTCTTTGCCCCGTTGTTCGGCATTGTGCCGGTCAGCTTGGAACCGGCCACATAAGCGGTTTTGTCCTTGAGTATTTCCGCCGCAGTCGCCGTCGCGTCCGAGGTGTTCGCGTCGTTCGTGTTCGTGCCGACGATGGGCGCGCCGCTCTTGTCATGCGCCTTGATACCCTTCTTCAGGTCAGCCGCGGTTATGTCGTCGCCCGTAAGGTCAAGCTTTACCTCTGTGCCGAGTATTACCTTGTTGAACTATTCAGCCATAATATTCGTCTCCTAAAATAAGAGTTTTCCCGCCTGCATCGTTTGAAACTTCAAACTGCGGGATTTTCTGCACTGTCACGTCGTCCAGCATTGAGCGCCCCTTCGTCTCCAGCACCACCGGCTCGTAAGTCTTAGGCCGCACGTCATATTCTCCGGTATATTTTGGCGACGTGTCTGCCGTTATCTTTATTCCGAGGTCGAGAGCGAGCTGTGAGCCTGCGCCAATGTTGGCGCTTATCCGCCGCATCCGCTGCATCTTTGCCGTCACGGTTCTCATCACAGCACTCTCCTCGTGTCTGTCGCTACGACCTCTATCTCCCCTGCCTTGAGCACGCCCGACACGGTGCCGTCGGCAAACTTAGGCCGTATCAGAAGGTCGTATCTGTCCTCTGCCATAGCGAAGCTCTCTTCCTGCGTCAGCGGAAACTGGAACTCGCCGTTGGCGTAGCCCAGCTCGTCAGGGTAGAGCTTGGATATGCCGCCGAGAATGACCTCCATAGCCTCGATATCCGCGTCCGTGACAGGCTCGCCGTCAGCTGTCAATGCTATCGGTATGAGCTATGCGTCCCCTTGTAGAATTGTCATACTTAACCCCCCAGCGGAATTTTTCCGAGATACAGCTCGGTGGACTTCTTGCCTATGTACGGAGTAACCGGAGTGAGCACTCCGTTTATGTATATCGCAGCGCTATCGTCCTTCACCGTAATGCTCTGCACGGCATCGGTAAGCCCAACGCCGTTTTGAAGCACGGTGCTCCCTGCTCTTGCGTAGCACCACATCTGGTCTGCGCTGCCATAGTCACTGTTTTTCTTCAGAGACAGCAGGAAGCTGAGGATTTTCCCCGTCTTTGTTACCGGAACCTTTACGCCTGAACCTTCCCATGCCGTCGCATAAGTCTTGCCGTAAACCGTCGTGCCTATCGAGCTTACGCTAACCGAAGTGCTGCCGTTGATAAGCACGTCGCCGAAAAGATTGACGTCGTATGTGCCTGTGCGCTGCGTCATTTTGACCTCTACGCGAGTTATCCATGCATACCATGCTCCGTTCTCCTTTGCTGCGGCATAACTCAGCCGCAATCCGAAATTGCTATACGCTACTTCAAAAGAGCCTGTATAAGCTGCCATATCTCAGCCTCCTATCAGGAAGAAAAGCTCATCATCAGCAATGTCCGCCGGTATGCTTGTGCCGTAGTGTATGCCGTTTACCAGCTTATATCTGGTGGCAGCCATAGCAGTGTTAGGAGCGCCTGCTGCCAGCTTTTCGCCGGTGACTGCGCCCGCGCCAAGCTTCGCGGTAGTAACCGCGCCGGGCGCAAGCTTGTCTGCTGTAACGACTCCACCCCTGATTTTTGCAGACGTGATGCTGTTGTCGTCCATCTGGTCAGTGCCGACGGCCTTGTCTGCTATCTTGGCCGTGGTGATGGCCAGCTCCGCAATAGCCGCAGTCGCAACGGCGAGAGCCGCTATCTTCTCCGCCGTTACAGCGCCCGCACCAAGCTTGCTCGAAGTCACGGCATCGTCCGCTATCTTCGCCGAGCCTACCGCGCCGTCCGATATCTTGCTTCCGGTAACAGCGTTGTCCGCCAGCTTTGCCGCTGTGAGAGATGCGTCTGGAATGTTACCGACTGCCGCCTCACTTATCTGCGCTTCAAGCTTTTCGAGCGCCGCCTGCACCGTGGCTATGCCGGTAAGTCCGGATATTGCCGCTATGCCGAGGTTCCCAGCAGCCGCGCTGCCCTCAAGCGCGGGGAGCAGAACGGTGTTTATCCACGTCTTAATGGTGTTCCCGGCCTTGTCGAACGTCGCTTTCAGCTGGTCGGCGGAAAGCCCGTCAACGTCGTTCGGCTCGTCGTCCAGCTTGCTTATCTATGCAATATCTTCTGTCAGTTTGGTAAATGCCATTTTTTCACCCCTTCGTATATCCGGTAAACCTCACTCGCACATCCGCCGCAAGTATCGTGCATGTCGTGTCAGGCTCCGCCGCCATGAATATAAGCTTATAAAAGACGAACTTCTTCGCCTTTATCTTCAGCCTTGTCATATGCGGCTTGCGGTTCGTGCCGAAGCTCCAGTTCCGGAAGTTCGCGCGTCTGAAGCTCGCCATCTGGCTTGCAACAATCTTTTCGGCATAGGTGCTTTTTCTGTCTGTCTGCGCCGTCACGGTCACTTCGCCGTTTGCCTCCGGCTTTATGCCTATCCATATCTGAGCGGAGTATTTGCGCATGTAATCCTGCCCAAAGCTCATCGAGCCGCTTTCCCAATATGCGTCGATAGCCCGCCCGTCGTCGGTGATATGCTCGTAGCCTAAATGCTCTATCGCGCCCCCGGACGTGCCGTAGTAAAGCGCACCGTGGAAGTTCGCCATGCATACCGCGTCAAAGCCGTCGTAGCAGTACCAAGCGTCCGCCGCGTAGTTCTGCACAAGAGCCTTGCCGTTATAGCAGATGTAATACTCCTGATTGTCGTTGTCGTCCCAGCAGTAGCATTTTGCAAGGTCAAAGCCGCCCAGCGTCGCGTATATCCGGTCGCTTATGCGCTTTGCCTGCCGCTCGTCCGCTGTCAGGTTCGAAGAGTAGCTGCTGTTGTTCCGCCACTCGAAAGCGTCCTTGCCGTGCAGCGTTCTGGGCGAGTTCAGCACGAGGCGCGTCTGTCCAAGCGCAGCGTTGCCTATCGCCCTGTTGATAGGCGATACATAAAAGGCTTTCGTTGTTGCGCCGTCGGCCAGCGTAAGCTCGCTTGTGCGTATGCTCCATGCGCTGCTCGACTTGTAGGCAACGAGCGTGGAGTAATGCCGTATCAGCCCGGTGATGGGCGTGTTCGCATCGCCAACGTTCACAACGTTCAGGTCGGGGAAATAGTCCGCCCTCGGCTTGCCGTCGTAGTCAAGCCCTGAGTATATCGCCTGATTGCTCCCGTCACCGTAGAGGAAAACCCGCGTGTCCTGCGCGCCGTCGTAAAGCTCGCTGTACCGCATCGAGCTTACCTGTGTGCGGAAGTTTGTCGCCATCGTCCAGCCTATCTCAAGGCTGTTTACGCCGAGTGCCGGGACTTCAGTAAAGGTCACTGTTCCTGCCGTCAGGTCTGCCGTGTATGCGCTCGCCGCCAAATTCTCGCCGGTTTTCAGGTCTTGCACATAGTCGAGGCTCTGCAAGCCGCTTTCCGGCAGCGTGAATTTCGCCGCCTTGCCGTCCGGGGATATCCAGCAGCGCCGAGTGCCTACGAGCTTGTTTACCTCCTCCAGCGTTTCCCCGCCGCCGCTCGGAGGTACGGATATCGTCACAAGCGGCCTGTACCCGCCGACGTCCGAAAGCGTCGTGCCGTCATACTGCTTGTATTCGCTGCCGTTTATGAGGTAGAGTATTTCGGAAAAGCCGAACATGTGCACCTCATTAGTGGTGTCGATGCTGCCTATCTCGGTCGCGGTGAAGGCTCCCGTCTCCGCGTTCCACAGCCGCCAGAGCTTGCCGCCGCAGGCGGCGATGAATTCCTCATTGCCGTTTATATAGCCCGTCCACATGCCCCGCACGGGAGCAGAGCCGAGGCTTACAATCTTCTTGCTGCCGGGTCTGCGGCGTAGATTCCCGTCTCGCGTAATGGCAAAGTTCCGCATTGCCGCTGCCTCGCCAAGCTTCAGCTTGGTATCGCCGTCTGGGTTCTCGTTCAGCCCCAGCCATGCTTTTATCTGGAATATCTTTTCGCTTGTGCTGCCGCTTATAGTCGCCATTGCCGCTCCTTACTTGAAAGAATTCCAGCCGCCGACGCCAATCATGTTTATGTTCAGCGTCTTCTCACCGGTGTCTACCGGTCTGTCAATATAGCCGCCGTTGTTGGGCTGCTTCAGGGCGTTCAGGCATCCCTGCGCCCTTTTGTTGTCGCTTGTCATTTCCCGCACAAGCCAGCTTTCGCGCTTGTCACGGGCGTACTCGAATACCTCGCGGTACTTCATAAAGTCGTCGTGGTCTTCGCTCTGAAGGTTTTTTATCTGCCTGTCGCTCAACTTGAGAAACAGTTTCATGCCCGCGTAGTCCGGGAAAACATGTTTCTCCTCGCAGTCTGCAAGCTATGCGCCTATCGCATTGCGAAGCTCCTTCGGACTGTTGTACTGCGGTTTGCGTCCTCTGGTTTCCATGTTGCCCTCCTTAGCTCCACATTCCGAATTCGTTATATGGTTCTATCCCACCGTAGATATCCTCAATGTCCTCGCTTGCCTGCGGCAGGCCGAACACGAGCCTGTTCTTCAGCTCGTCGTAGCGCTGCTGGAAAAAGCTTGCCGCACTTGGGTTTTCGTCGAGCTGCAAATGCGCCGCGAGGCCATACGGAAGTATCGTCCGGCAGATGTAATCGTCAAGTCCGATGCTGCTGTCGAAATCGCTTATCGTAGATACGATAGGCCGCTTTCCTGCCCTGCTCACCTTATATGTGTCGGAGTACATGTACAGCTCACCGGTGAGCATATTGAGTATCAGCAGCGTCCTCTGCTTGTATTCCTTAGTGTCTGCGGTGTCGGTGCTGCCGGTGCTTTCGTTGACCTCGTCTATAAGCCCCATCGCCGCGTCGAATACGTCCTGAGCCGTAGTTGCCATAGTTTCGCTCCTTATCCTGCATCAGCCGCCCGTTAAGGCGGCTGATGTTTTGTTATAATCAATTACTTTGCAGGTTTGTCATAGCCAAGCGCTCTTGCGCTGTCGCCGGTTCCCTCGGTGGTCGGGTCGACCACAACGCCGAGTATCGTCAGAACAACGAACACAGCGTTCACAACGGCAAGCAGCTTGTCACTAAGCTCGCCGAAGTCCAGAGTGAAACCGAACACCGCCGCAACTGCCTGAATGAGCAGGAGCACGGCGGGGATAAGCGCCAGCCAGAAGCTCTTGTTCTTAAACCTGACTTTCCAGTTAATCATGTCAAGACCTCCCAATCTTGCGTTCGAGTTCGCTTATTTTTGCCTTAACTTCGTTTATGTCTCGCTCCAGCAAAGGGATGCGGGCAGCGAAGCTATTGTGCATTTCAACCTTCTTTTCGAGCTGCTCAACTCTGTATGCAGTTAGCCTGAAGCCGCTGTAACTGCCGAGCGCTGCTCCTATAAGGCTGAGAACTGCAATGATAATTTCTGTCATGTACTGTTCCATATAGCCCTCCGTTTACAATGTTTAGGTGTGGGGCGCGTTTAATCGCGCCCCGTTAAATCATGCAACGGTGAAGGTAGCTACGCCGGAGTTGAGGCTGCCGGTCTTTTCTGCATAAGCTTTGATAACAGTACCTGCCGCCGGGGTGGTGAAGGCCGCAGAGTAGGTCTGTGCGTTTCCGCTGGTCTTCGGGTCGCTGCCGTCAAGGGTGTACTTGATGGCGGTGGAGCCTTCGGAGGTAATGGTTATCTTGCTGGAAGCGTTGGCAATGGTCGGGGTAGCCGCCGCTGCGGTAGCATAAACCAGAATGCCGTCGCTGTGTGCGCCGAGAACGAAGCAGTCGTGCAGGAGCCTGCCCTGAACGATGTGGCCGTCGACGACGTACTGGTTGTCGAGGACGCGCAGCGTCTCGATTTTCTTCGGGGCACAGGCAACGCCCTTCTTGATTATCATAAAGCTGACGTTGTCGGGGAGATAAACATCGGGAACGATGCGAACCTGCATACCGCCGATAGTGCCGCAGACGCCGTTTACGACAGCAGCCTGACCTGCTTTCTCAAGGCCGACGACCTGATCTGCCAGCTTCATGTTCACAGCCATGGTTTCGCCGATGTAGATTACGCGGCCTGCAAGGGGGACAAGCAGGTTGCTCATCGCAGCGCCGGCTTTGAAGATAGCCTCAAGGATAGTGTTCTTAGCGAGCGCGGTAGCGTTCACCGTGACGGTCTTAGCACCGTTTGCCATCTTCGCGAGGCGGTACTTATCGACATAAGGGATAAGCACCTCGTCGGTCTGGCGCTTGAGAACCTTGCTCGCAGCCTTAATCATAAGCTGAGAGGTGTTGTTGCCCTTGTCGATGACGCCGTTGAAGCTCTTGTCGTCGCTGACGGTCATCTCCTGATAGGTGTCTCCGACCTCGGTCAGAGCGCCGAAGCGGGAAGAACCGTCAGTCTTGGTGCGGTCGTAGTCCACCAGCGGCAGCGTGTCAACGCTGTATACCCTTACGGTAGATACGCCAGTCCAGTCCTACTCAGAGGTGAAAAGACCCTCGGTGCAGGAGCCAATCTTGAATCTCTCCGCAACCTTGGGAGAGGCTTTACTTGCGAGATTTATTGCCATGTTTTAATCCTCCGTTGTTACACAACTCAGACGGAGTCCCAACCCTCATCGAAGGCGTCCTTTGGTGTGGGCGCTCCGGCGCTTTGCCACGAGCCTGTACTCCGTTCCTTATTTCTTTGGTTTAGTTTAAGTTCTTCAAGCTCTGCTTTGAGCTTTGCGTTTTCGTGCTTGCGGTATGCGCCCGCAAGGTCGCCGGTTCTGGCGCACTCCGTCCATACCTCCTTGGGGATATCCTCCGGCTTCACGCCGGGGTACTCCGCGATAAAGGCTCTGAACATCTGCGCCCTCTGCGCGGCGCTTTCGTCCTCAGCCGGCTTCTTCTGCTGCTCGGCGGGCTTCGGCTGTTCGGCCTCCGGCTCCTTCTCAGGCTCCGGCTCTGCTGCGGTCAGCCGCGTCTGCGTAGCGCGGATAAGCGCGTCTTCAGGGCTTACCACATTGCCGGACTTCTCTGCGTCCTGAATGCTCCATGTGGCTCTCACTCTGTCCAGATGCTGCTCGATGGTTGCGTCGCCTGCGCGTTTTGCAAGCTCCTTCAGGAATTCGGTCTGACCGTTCAGCGCAGCGCGCTCGCGCCTCAGTTCATCCCTATCCTGCCGCACACCGTCGTAATCCATGCCCTTGCCGGCAAACTCAAGCACCTCGTCAATGGTGTACAAGCCTTCCTTGCCAAGATGCTTGAGAGTGTAGAGTTGGTGTCCCTCTGTATTCTCCTGTGCCCCGGCGTTATCCGCTTCCTCCTGTGCACCCGTTTCGGCTTCTGCCTGCTCGGTCGTGTCGCCATCGCCTTCCTCCGTTGGTGTCCCGGTATCAGCCTCCTGCGGCTCGTCCGCCTCAAGCTCAAAGCCATCGTCCTCACTCGGAACGTCGCCCCAGCCTTCGTCAAAGGCGTTCAGGTCAAGCTCCTCGTTCTGCTCTGTGGTCTGCTGTACTGTGTTCTCCAGTTCCATGCTGCTCCCTTTCCGGCGTTGGTGTCCCGCCTCAAGTTTTATCTTTCTATTTCAAAGCCGTTGGTGTCCCGGCTCAGATTAGACCTTCTGTGCTGCCGGTGCGGTTTATCTGCCTTTGCAGGCTTCCGTAACCGCTTCCGCCGCTTATCTCGTGGTTTGTCCCGCCCATATATGTCTTCGGGGCAGCCGCACCGCCCGGAGCCGGGAGCGCAGCCATTTGCGCATCAAGCTCCTGCTTCTTCTCGTTTATCAGCGCCCGCTTACCCGGCACAGTGTAGTCGGGAATTCGCTCAAGGTACTGCACAATGTTTATATGGCCTGCCTGAAGCAGCGCGTCCAGCGTCTGCACAGCTGCAATTTCCGAGAAGTACGAGCTTGCGCCTACGTCAAGCTTCAGAGCCATCGGGAAGTTCTTGAGCATCGAGAAGTCGAACTCAAGCGTAACCTCGTCCGGCAGCGCAGCTCCTGAGAATTCGGCGGCCTTTTGAAGCTCCTCCGGAGGCTCCATATCCACCGGCCTCTTGCCGTAGTACGCGGCCATGAATTCGAGATATATCCGGAACAGTTCCTCCGTTGCACGGTAAAGGTTCTGCTTCGTTATCTCTGCCGGAGTCGATGCCGCCCTTTGCAGAGCTATGATTGCGGAGGTGTTGTCCGGTCTGGTATCGCCAAGGGCAACGCTTGTCGCGCCAAGGCTCTGCTCCGTCTCCTCTATCGCCATCTGAATGAACTGGCTTATCTGTGGGGATATACTTGCCGGGTCGATTATCTTCGCTACGGAGTTGATGTCGCCGCCGGCAACCGGTATCGCGCCTCCGACTCTGTTATCCCAGCCCGGAACTCGCGTCCGGTCGTAGATTATCTTCGGGAAGCTCGTGCGCATCATCGAGAGCATCGACATTGCGTAAGCCTTGTTTATGAAAATCTGGTTCGGGATAAGCCCGGTAGTCATGGCCTGCCCATGGTAGCTGTCCTGTATGTAGTCCCAGCAGAGCCAGCATATCGGGTAGAGCCTGATGCCGAGGTTGTACGGCTCCTTGACCGGGCAGCTCTGAGTGCTTTCATATGCCCAAATCTCGCCCGTTTCCTCATCGCGCCACATCGTCAGCAGCATCGTCACCTTGTCGTCGGTGTACTTTGCACTGTCGGTAGCATTCGATGCGTCAGTGTCAGGCGTTATATTCGCCCACGCAGGAGAGCCGTTCTCCTTCGCCCTCTTGCGCACATTCCGTGCAATCTCTCGCTTGACTATCTGGATGTACGGCTGGTTCTGAACGAGCCTGTCGTTGGGGTTGCCGAAGATAACCCTTGTGTTGCTGATTATTTCGGTGCGTATTGCACCTCGCTTGCCGTGGCCTACGGGAACGTTCGCGTCCCAATAGCTGAACATGCAGCCGTCTCCGTCAACGGCAGCGTTGCGGGCGAACTCTCTCAGCAGAGAGGACACGTTATTTGCCTCGTTTAACGCGTCAAATTCCTCGTTGACGACGCGCACCGGCTCGGTAAGGCTTCCGGTATCAGGTGTGTTTGCAAGCGCTGTGGCGTTCACCCTGATGTTGTCGGTGGTTATTGTGGCAACCGAGAAGTTCACGACGCGCTTTATGATATTGAACTGCGGCGTCGGCAATCCGTTTGCCTGTACGCCTTCCCACTGTTTGCCTATCTAAAAGTTCTCGTTGCTCTTAACAGTCGCGTCGAGATTTATCTGGTTGTTGAAGTTCAGACCGCTCTGGTAGAAGTTCCAAGCCACAGCTGGGCTTATCTTCCCAGCACTGCCAAAAAGGTTCAGGCTGTTTTCATCCACGCTTTATGCCCTCCTTGTTGAGCTTGGCAATGTCCTGCCCATAGTTGAGGATGTTCTGCAAGCCGTCGTTCCAAAGCTTCTCCGCATCATTCGCGTTCGTCAGTGCATCAACGGGAAGCTTGTCGAGCCGAGTTTCAAGCCTATCAACCTTGGCGTTGATTTTAGAGAGCAGGCCGTCATAGAGGCTGTTTGCTTCTGCAATACTTCTAACGTTGGTTTTTATGCCCTCAATGCCGTCGCCTGCCGCCTTAGCGGTGTTTTTTATTTTCTCGTCGATATCCGCCATGCCCGTATAGATGTTGTCAATGTCCTTCTGCATGTAGACTATGTCGTCCGCCATCTTGGCGGTAGTGGTCAGCAAACCTGTCACAATGTCAAGCAGTCGGTCAAAACGCCTGCGGGTGTAATAGAACACACCGCCCGTAAGTATCAGGGTCAGTGCGATAGATGCGATGATGATATATACCATAAGCCCTCCTCAGTAAACCATGTAGCTTGCGTCGCAGTCGCCGCCGCACATGAAATGCTCGTAGTCTTCGCGACGCTCTTCCTCTTCCTCTTCAAACTCTGCAACAGCCTTCTCGCCTTCAGCCGCGATAGTCCTGCTGATGCAGTAATACCTCGCGCTGTCAACGGAGTGGGTTATGCTGTGCGGCTGCTTGGCACAGTCGTTCGGGTCATTATCGTCGGCCTGTATGTCGCATATGTCGCTCGTCAGCTTGCTGCATGTGTCGAAGAACATAAGCATCGGCAGTTTGTCAGGTGCTTTGCCTTCCGGGTACAGCCGCCGCACGAACGGGTCTTTCAGCGGAGCCGGGGTAAGCATGTCCTTCATAATCATGTGGCCTTGCACACGATTGTTGTCGCTGCGCACTATTGGGAGGCCGTACTTGGCAAAGCTCTCTGCAAGAGTTCTGCCAGTATCCTTCTGCCGGTTCCACATATCGGGAGGCGCGTAGGTTATCAGCACCTTCTCGCCCGGCGGAGTGTTTTCAAGAGCAGCCTTTGCCGCGTCCTGAACCACAAGCCCCTTATGCTCGTAGTACCTGATACACCAGCTCCGCCCGTCTTCATCGACTGTCCACCATGACAGAGCAAACATATCGAAGCCGTAGTCAAAGCTTCGGTATATCGGCCAGTGCTTCGGCACGTCAAACGCCTTTCTGATGTGCAGCGCAGGTACGAAGTTCTTGAAGTAGCTTCCGCTCAGAGCGTTCCAGTCACCGTATCGGAAAGCCCGCATTTGGTCTTCCGGCATATTTGCAAGGTTGTGCAGATACATGGGTGAGGAGTCAAGCAGATACTTGTTGTCCTCAACCGTTGCGAAGATGAAGGTGTAGTTTTTTGGGTCTTCGTTCTTTTCGGGGTTCTCATCATCGACTATGTAGTTTCTGTCGATGAATAGCCTCTTGACCCATCTATGCCCGACGCCGCCGGGGTTGCACGTCAGGTACATTCGTTTTGGAAAATCATTGACGCCGCGTATACAGCCCTGTAAATACCGGAAAGCCCGTTCGCTTAACTGAGTTGCTTCGTCAATGAAGATTACGTCGTATTCAACGCCCTGATACTCGTTCTCTGCGGCATCACCGTCGTAGTGGCCGAACTTTATCACGGAGCCGTTGTAGAAGGTCAGCAGATGGCTCGTCCCGTTGTAGGAATATATCTCCGGCGGAAGCCATCGCAGTATAGGCCGCACAAGGTTTTCTTCAAGCTCTGGGTAGTGGCAGCGTATCATCAGCACCCTTATGCCGGGATAGTTCAGGCACATGCCAACCGATTTCAAACGTATGACGTGGCTTTTTCCGCCGCCCTTCGCTCCACCATAGCAGACGAAGAAGCTGTTCGCGTCTAGGAACTGCTGCTGCTTTTCGCTCACAGTCCCGAAGTCAAGCTTTATCTGTTTGTCTCCGGCCTACGCCCGCTGCTTTGCCATTTCCCGCCGCCTTTCGTTTTTGCTATGCCGCCTGTTTTTCTGGTAGGCCGGGTTGGAATTGAACCAACTGCACCGTCAGGTATCTGTTTTAGAGACAGACGCATTCCCAATCTGCCACCGGCCTGTGTATAGGCGATTTTCACGCCGCTGTTTATCTCACGGTACGCCCGCCAAAGCGAACAGCCTTGCCCGATAAAAAAGGAGAGGTGTAGCAGCTATTATGCCTCTACGCCTCACATGTTAACGATTTTCAGCATGTCTGTCAATATCTTTCACACTTTCTTGGAAATTTGCTTGGAAGTGTCCAGCTCTCCTCTGAAGTGTCTGGCGAGTGACACCTCCCTTCTGTGAGAGGCTACGCCCCTTTTTCCGCTCCCCTCCCCCTACGTTACACTCAATCTCTGTGTGGTGCTGACAACCTTCATCTCCACGCAGCCGTACCTTATAGGCCGCGCAGCAGCGCCAGCACCACGCTGTCCTACCTTGTGCCTCTTGGCTTCAGAGAGGTAGTCGCGCGCAGGAATCTCTGGGTAGGAAAGAGAGCATAACTTTCCAACGCATCTTCCACGTAGCGACCCTTGTCGAAGTACAACACTGGAATACAGGAGTATATATACAGGAGTAATACAGTGGAGAATACTGGTAGTGGAAAAAGGAGGAAAGGGAAAAGGGGAAAGAGAAAGAGGTAAACGAAGGAAGTGCAAGACAATAAAACAGGAAAAAGACAGGAAATAAAAACACAGCTTTCTCTATACCTGTAAAGGGTACTCCCAAAACTTTTCTTATTCGCTGAGGCGACAGAAAACTTTTGTGAGCCTCCCCCTTGACAGGTTAGAGAGCTGTGTTAGGTAAGTCCACTGTACTTGATAGAAATATTAAGTACAGGAAAAATAAAACCTGTAAGAAGCAGGTGAGCCTCGTCCTACTAAGAGGCTTGAGAATCTGGTAGGTAACAAAAGATTTGAAAGGTAGACAGAACAATGGAAAACAACATCATCTCTTACTTCAAGAACGAGAACTACTTCATGAGCAATTTCTTTGAAGCATCCGTCAGCTACGAAGGCAAGGTGTATCGCAATGCTGAAGCAGCATATCAGGCTCAGAAAGACCCCACGAGAGCAAATGAGTTCATCATGCTCAAAGGCGACGATGCAAAAACTCTTGGGAGCAAGGTTACGCCCAGAAGCGATTGGGAAGAGATAAAAGTACAGGTAATGTATGAAGTCGTGAAAGCAAAGTTCACCCAGAACAGGAACCTGATGCAGAAGCTCATGAAGACCGGGAACGCCGAACTGGTTCACGGCAACATTCACAGAGATACGTTCTGGGGCATATACGGTGGCAAGGGCGAGAACATGCTCGGCAAAATCCTCATGGAAATCAGAGATGAGCAGCTCGCTGCAAGGAAACGTGAAATAGGTCAAGCCATTGATTACAAAGACGCAATAGCCGATAACTGCTTCACTCCCAACTCTGCCGAAGAGGACAGACCTTCCACTCAGCGTCAGCAGCTCCGGCAGGACGCAGGCGATAAAAACGCCGTCCGTCAAGAAAAAGCTGAACTCACACTCGCTGACATGCTCAAAGGCAAGAAAATCGAAACCGGCCGCTGGGCAAAGCCAGAAGATGGTGAGCACATCGTTGAACTCGTAGGCGAACCTGATGTGCGCAACGGTATGCACGGCCCCTACATTGCCTTCGACCTTCGTGATAAGAAGACTGGAGTAACGTGGAAAGCATTCATAAACGCCGAGAACCTGATTAAGACCTTGGCTGATATATCGTTCAACAACAATGGCTTCCTTGGCGGCATGAACGCTCAGGAGGCCATGTATAATATTCAGCAGAATCCGTTCAGATGCTGGGCGGTCGCGGACGACAAGGGAACTGTTCGTACATACTTCGATGAAGAACATGCAAACAGAGCGTTCTACTACATCTCCAAACGCAAGGCAAAACAGGAGATGTACGAGCTGATGAAGAAAGAACAGGAAGATGCAAAAGCAGCTCAGAAAGAGGCTGCCGAGCTTACCAAGAAAGCAAAAGAAGAAAACAATGACCTCCCCTTCGACATGTAAGGGGAGGTCAAATATATACAGGAGGCAAAACAGTTAATCAGGATAAAACCATCCGTCATTTGAGCGAGAATAATCTTCAACGTCACTAATAAAATCGCGGTTGAAAACGGCTTGCTCCTTTGCAAAATCGTCGTAAACGATGTTGTTAAGCTCATAATCGGAAGATTCAAAGTCATGTCGTCTGCTCCTATTCGCTAACTTACGATTGTCTTTACGGCAATCAGGGCAGTAGGTAGGAGCATAAAGCGAATGCTGCCGATAATACTCCCTATCGGCAGCGCTCCAAACGAAAGACTTTCCGCACCTCTTGCATTTTATTATGAGGTCATCAGTGTAAACCGCAGTGTCGGAGTGATTCTTACTCCATGAGTCAGACGCTGATTGCTTAGTAGGAAACAGGCGAGTATTAAAAGCATCATCGTGCAAACGAACACGGCAAAGACGACTGCCGATATAAAAAAACACAGAAAAACCGCCGTCGTAAACCTCGCCAACAGTGGCAGTCTCAAGCATAGTCGTAAACTTGTTGATATAATAAAGGGTTTGCCCTTTAATTAAATCAAGCACAGCAATCATCTCCAATCATACCCATTATTACAGGAAATGGACTGTAAGTCAACAACAAATTAAGCTGTCCCATCGGCTATACGGGGAGAAAGGAAAAACAGTATGCTTAATCACATCACACTCATGGGTAGGCTCTGCTTCGAGCCTGAACTTAAAGTCACCGGTTCCGGTGTAAAGGTCGTAACGGCTCGCATCGCATGTGACCGCGACTACGCCGGTAAGGACGGAGGCGACAAGAAGGTTGACTTCATCGACATCACCGCATGGAGAGCGAAGGCAGAGTTCATCTGCCGCAACTTCCATAAGGGCGACCCGATACTCGTAGACGGTCGTCTGGAGATGCGCAATTGGGAAGACCGCGACGGCAATAAGCGCGTAAGCGCAGAGGTAAACGTAGATAACGCGTACTTCTGCGGCGGCAAGCGCAGAGACTCCGGCGGAATGGACAGCGACATCGGCAGCTTCAGCCCCGCCAAACTTGAAGACTTGGACGACGACGGTGAGCTTCCGTGGGACGTAAACGAAGACGACCAGCTTCCGCTTTAATCAAACATAAATCCGGCTGTACCGCAGTTTGTAATTGCGGTATGGCCGGTATTTTTATACGCGAAAGGAGATAGCATCATGGACAGTGTTCTGTCATGGGCGGTTTTAACCGCACTTACAATCATTGGGCTTGTACGCTTTTGCAGGGCGTACATCAGATACGAGGAGGCAAGGAAAGCCAACTCTGAGAAAGAATGGAGGTCGATGGGAAAATGAAGCGTAACCTGCGGGAAATATATTGCCTGTATTTCCCCGATGAAGGCCGGTACACAAGGCTTATGACCTTGGCCGAAGCCAAGAAGCTTGTGCATGAGTTCTGCACTGCGTACATCGTCAATATCGAAACTGCGGAGGTGATTTGCTAAGACTTACATAGCAGAAGGAGCGTCTCAGCGAGCCGTGAAACATCACGGTTGGCCGAGGCGCTCCTGTTTTTACCTTTCAAAACTCAAAATCTAACATCACGCTGAGCTAACGGCGAAACGGGCAGAAAGGATTTTACCATGGACGAGAAAGAAATAACCTGCTGCGATTGCGGCTGCATCATAAGCGAGGACGATGCCACACCAATCCACGGCGACGACAGCTTTGTCTGCCCCGATTGCCGCGACAACTACATCATGTGCGACGAATGCGAGGAACTCTGGGATTACGACAGCATCATAGAGATAGACGGAAAATGCGTCTGCCCTGAGTGCCGTGACTCAAGCGACTACTTCCAGTGCGATGATTGCGGCACGTGGCATCGCAGAATCAAAAGCAGATGGTGGACTAACGCTAACTATTATGAAACCGAAGACAACCGCACAATATGCCGAGATTGCTTCGACGAAAATTATGAGAGCTGTGGCGACTGCGGAGGGATATACGCCAGAGACGACATGACGCTTGGCGAAGACAGATACGGCGAAGATGTTTACCTCTGCGCCGACTGCGAACGCAGCCGCAAAAAGAAGCATATCAAAGAATACGGCTATAAGCCCGCACCGATATTCAAGACCAGCAATCACGACAAGTTCTACTCAAGCGCAGACATCCGAGAACTCGTTTTCGGTGTTGAGCTTGAGATAGACAAAGGCGAAGACCCCGAAGAAACCGCAGGCGAGCTTTGCGAAACGTCCGAGGACATCTACTGCAAGCACGACGGAAGCCTGAACAACGGCGTAGAGATAGTCACACACCCCTGCACTCTGGACTACCACCTGAAAGACCTCGGCTGGGACAAGCTCTGCGATATTGCGCTGAAGCACAATTTCCGCAGCAACGATGCCCGTACATGTGGTCTGCACGTCCACGTAGGTAGACGTCAGCTTGGAAGCGGAAACAGCCAGCGCTACGCAACGATTGCGAAGATAATTCTGCTCGTGCAGCGTCATTGGGAACCTCTCGTCACCTTCACCCGCCGCAACAGCGGCCAGCTCGATAGATGGGCAGCAAAGCCTGACGTTGACCTTGATGCGGCAAACGAAGACGAACTTGTGGAAAACGCGCTCCGTGAACGTGAACGCGGGCGCTACGTAGCAGTCAACCTCCAGAACAGCGAAACCGTCGAATTCCGGCTGTTCAACGGCTCCCTGAAGCTCAATACGATTTACGCAACACTTCAGTTTGTTTCAAACCTCTGCCTGTACGCGAAAAACAAGAGCGTGGACGACGTTCTCGCATCACAGTGGAATGACATATGCAACTACCAGAAATACGACGAGCTGACAGCGTACCTCCATGAGCGCGGCCTTGACAACGTCACGCATCTCGAACCCACAGCAATAAACACACGTGCAAGAAAAGGGATGGTTGATGCATACGGCCATGAACTCGTCCCCGGCGATATCGTCCGCATAATTAACAGCGACGGCGGCGGAGTCGGCAGCCTCGACATAGCAATAGGTGAAACTGCAAGAGTTATACGCAGAACCTATCAGCCAAGAGATTATGACTTTGGAATACAGCTACTTGAGCAGAAACCGTCCTACCATTGGCATGACCTTAACGGCGAGTTGCCAATGGACACAGGCTATTGGGTATATAGCCGAAACGTAGAGTTCGTAGAGCACAAAACCATTCAAACCGACATTCTGTTTTAAGGAGGAATAAATTATGTGCATCATCGCTGCAAAACCAGCTGGAGTCGCAATGCCCAGCGCAGAAAAAATCGAAAACATGTGGAACCGCAATTCCGACGGAGCCGGTATCATGTACGCCGTGGATAACAAAGTCCACATCGAAAAAGGCTTTATGACCTACGCAAGCTTCAACGCCAAGCTCGACGAGCTTCGGGGCAAGTACAACTTGGACAAGCTCCCCGTCGTCATGCACTTCCGGATAACAACCCACGGCGGTACAAAGCCTGAGAACTGCCACCCATTCCCGATAACCGACAGCGTCGGTATGCTCCGTAAGCTCAACCAGACTGCGCAGATAGGTGTAGCCCATAACGGCATCATCGACATCAGGCCGCGCAAAGGCATCTCCGATACCATGGAGTACATTGCCTCTCAGCTGGCTCCGCTGTCAAAAGCAGTGCCAAATTTCTACAAGAACAAGCATCTCATGCAGATGATATCCAACGCCATCGACAGCAAGATGGCGTTTCTCACGTCCGGAGGCAAGATATATACCATCGGCGACTTCGTTGAAAACGGCGGAGTGATGTACTCCAACCGCAGCTTTGAGCGCACGACATCTTGGCGCGATTACTCCTACGGCTGCTACGAAGCAGACAGCTGGGAGCTGTACAGTGGCGTTCCGCACTATCGGTACAAGCCTGTCATGTGGCTCGACGATACCAAAGGCGAATTCATCGTCACTTCCGACGGTGACATGCTGTCAGGAGAATACGCAATCGACGCAGACAGAAATGTCTACGAGTACGATTACGAACTTGACGCATTGGTGAAAGTCCCCGCGCTGGCATATAACAGTGAAGCTATGCTCCTCAACTACGATGCCGACTCGCAGCTCTGCGTAAACGAGCTTATCGCAACAGGCGACTTCCTCATGCCGGTATGACAGATGAAAAGTACGTCTTTGAAGAGACGAGTCGTGAACGCAAGCGGGTAGGAACCGGAGCATACTCGCGCAAACGCGGAAGCCGGTCTAAGAAATGCACCCTGCCGTCGGATAACATGACGGCAGGGCAGCTCAAGAAAAGGAATGGTGAAGTAATGCAGTATAACCTGAAAGCGCCAATGGGATGGCTTGTATTTCGCTCCATGCCGGCAGACTTGCAAAAAGAATACATAAAATCCTGCGCATATAAATACGAAGCTCGCGGCTGCGATATGGCTAAAATGTTCGGCATAAGCAGAAACGGTTTCAGCGCTGCCATGATAGGCTTGTTCGGCAGTAACACTCCGTTTACCGGTGCAGGCAGGAAAAAAATGTCCCCGCTCTGGGAGGAATTCATACGCGGCGATATAAGCGCTTCTGCCGAGCCGACGCCCGCAACCGTGAATTCGCCCGTCGAAGCAAAAGAAAGCTCAGAGAGCGAAACTGAGCGAGTTAAACAGATGCCCTCGTTGAAATCAAGCGCCACACTCTGCATAAAAAGCGGCACTCTGCGTTTTGCAGGCACACCTGAAGCCGTATTTGCTAAGGCCATCCTCGCCATGAACCCCATGGAATCTTACGAAGTTGAGATACGCTTCAGAAGAACAACAGCGCGGTCAGAGGAGGTGAACGCAGCAGACTGAAACGACGCAAAATTCCGTTAGTAAATCCGTTAGTAAATTCGATGTTAAAAAGCTGCGACAAATGTCGCAGTTCTTTAACATTTCTCTCAACTTTTTAACGTTGAAAAAGCGGAACTTTCCTGATAAAACAAAGAAAAACCGTGAGACTTCAATGCCTCACGGTTTTACAATTTATGGTGGACGATACAAGACTCGAACTTGTGACCTCCCGCACGTCAAGCGGATGCGCTACCAGCTGCGCCAATCGTCCAGCTCTCTAACAGCTCGTTTATATTACCTCAGGAAGCGGAAAATGTCAATACCTTTTTTAATTTTTTTGCCGCTTCAAAATTGAAAATATCGATCAACAGACTCCCCGAAATCGGAGAGTCTGTTGATCGCTTTTGAGCTGTGCTTAACGGCAGTAGATCGTCAGCTCGGTCTTATAGCCAAACGCCTGGCAGATAAGCTTGCCATGGCCAGGGCCGACATAGCTTACGGTGCACTGCTTCGGCTTTTCAGGATCGACCGTTACGCTGATGATGCTGTCATCCTCAACGCTCCATGTGATCTCAGGATTCTGAATATCCAGCGGGTACACATCCGCAAGAACGACAACGTCCTCGGAGGTGGACTCCATCGTGAACTCATTGTTCTCCCAAGGATTGGTAGCCCACAGCGAGTGCAGCACGACTTTTTCTATATTCGGGGTGGGGCTGGGCGTCGGCGTCGGGGGAGTCTCGGGGGTGGGCACAATGTCGGAATTCTGGGCGGGAGTCGGCGTTGCTTTCGTGCCGGAAGCGCCGTTTCCGTTTAGGCTGGTGCTCACCATGACTATCACCGCGAGAATGACCGCAACAACAAGTATCAGGCCGAAGATCATCTGCCATCTGGTATTGGCGGCAGCGCGGTCATAGGAAGCGGTTCCCTTAACTGTGCCGGGGGTTGCGCCGGGCGTACGCGTGCTCTGGCTGACCCTGCGGGTTCCGCAGTTGGGGCAGCGGCTGCGCAGTGAGGAGAAGGTCTCCCCGCAGCGGCGGCATTTTACCTCAGGTATTAAACTCATTTGTGTTCCTCCATTCTATGTAGAATAGAAATAGGCATTATTATGCTTTATAATAATACAACTTATTGCCCCTTTCGTCAAGTACTATGATGCCCAGAGGCGTATTTTTAACGCTTTTTCCGGTCTGAATCCCCCACTTGGCCGCAAATTTCGCCCATTTTCGACTTCTGTCCGCTCAACCGGCCGCTATTTCTGCAATTTTATTCCACTTGTGGCTATTCCGCGGATATAAAAAATCGCCGGACGCTGATCACATCCGGTGATTTTTATTCAAATTTTTAAAACAGTCCGGATATGACGCCGTTTTCGTCGACGTCTATCTTCTCCGCCGCCGGCACCTTCGGCAGGCCGGGCATGGTCATGATGTTCCCAGTCAGGGCGACGACGAAGCCCGCTCCAGCGTTGACCTTCAGCTCCCTGACATTGACCGTGAAGCCATCCGGCGCGCCTAGAAGCGCGGGATCATCGGAAAAGCTGTACTGCGTTTTGGCCATGCATATCGGCAGGGCG